GCCGTGGGACAAGCCGATCGAGCGTTTCTTCTCGACCGTGTGCTCCAAGTTCTCAAAATGGTTTGAGAGCTACACGGGCACCCTCACGGGTTCCAAGACCTACGCCAAGCGGCAGAAGGACGTCGACGGGATGCTCGAGCGTGGGGAGCTGCTCACGATGGAGGAGTTCTTCGAGGCGTGGACGGAGTGGAAGGAAACGAAGTACCACACCCGGGAGCACCGGGGACTCAAGGACGCGGGCGAGAAGTGGGTCACGCCGATCTCGCTCTTTGAGAACGGCGAACGCTATGAGAAGGCAGCGCCGCCCCGGGAGTATGCGGCGATGCTGCTCATGAAGGCGGACACCGCCCTCGTGCGGAACCAGGGGATCACCAAGTTCGGGACGCTCTACACGGACTACGAGCTTTGTCACTACGTCGGCAAGCACGTCGGCATCAAGTGGGACATCGACGACGTCACGAAGCTCTACGTCTTCGACGAGGAGGGCCGGAAGATATGCGAGGCCGTCTCCGCCGAGCTCCTGGCCTTCGGGCCCCACTGTTCACAGGCGGCGCTTGAGCGCCACCTCCGCGACCAGAAGCGGCAGGAGAAGGAAATGCGCGAGATCCTGGAAGACATGCGGAGGCCCTACGAGCTCCGCGTCCAGGAGGGCGGACGCCCCTCGAGCGCGGTCGGCATGATCGACCTCACCATCAAGGCGGAGCGGAGCCCGAAGGTCATCGCCCTCCCGAACGACAAGGAATACCGGGCGGAAGCGGCGGCAAGCCGGAAGGCCAGGAAGAAGACATCCGGGGACGAGTTCCTCACCAACAAGGCAGACGACGCCCTCGCCCGTTTGAGGGCTATGAACGAATAGGAGGTACAACATGGAAGTCACAGCAGCAGCGGCCCAGGCCGCAACCTATACCAACAGCAAGAGTCTCGCGGAGCAGATCAACGACTACCTCGCGGCGACGAAGACCAGCATCGCGACCCTGGCAAGCGAGATCCCGGGCTATTCCCGCCCGACGATCTCCCGCTACCTCTCGGGCAAGTACGAGGGGGACATCGCAGCCATTGAGAAGCTGCTCGCGGACTGGCTGGCCGGGCGCACCGGGGGGGGCGTGGCCCTT